TGATAGGTTTATCTTTATCTAACTTACGACCTTTTAGGTCAAACACATCTGCAGATTTTATTCCTTGTTCTTTTTTTAATGACATCTTTGCTTTATTGTAAGGATCGTTCATTTCAAGCATATATTTAATTTGTGATTCACTAAACTTATCAAGATCAATGCCTTTGTTTGCGGCAGATACAAGATAACTTTGTAATCTTCTTTCAACTAACTTTCTAACACTGTCACCAATAGACATGATACCTGATGCTTGACCAGATTCTTTAACAGCCTGTTTCAATAAAAGGTTTTTAAGTATAGATATTCCTGCCATTATTTTTTCGTCCAAATCTTAAAAGATTTTTTTGCAGCATCAATATCCAAAGGTTTACCTTTGTATTGATTCATTAATTTTTTCATCTCTTGTAAAGATTTATCAAAACTTTCTTTGATAGGATCAACGTTTTGAACTACTTTTTTGCCACCTTTGTAGCCTTTTCTATGATATTTATTTGCCATCAGTAATAAGTCCTCTGCCTTTGCTCGACTTTTTCATCTACGTAATCTTCAGGGTGTCCGATTAGACCGCCCTGTCTAAATCGCATGATCGCTTGTGTTGTCGAATCCACAAGGTCATCATGATCCCCGTACGGGAACGCCGCACACTCCTCAATGACTTCATCCGCGAACTTTTGTTCCGGAGCCCATATCATACCAGATTCAAACAAAGGTGCAACAGAATTAACTCTAGCGTGTTTGTCGTTTCCTTTAGACGGTGAAAAGTTTACAACCGGTATATCCATCTTCCGAAGTTCATATGTAAGGGGTAAACCACTAGCTTTTGCCTCAATAATAACTGTTTCAGGTTTCCAATAACCATACTGCTCTAGGGCTAACCGCCTTAGTTCTGGAAACTCATACCGACCTTTAATTGCATCGAGT